CCCCAGCGGATTGCCGGTGTTATAAGTCGTCATATGGGCCTCATAAACGAAAACCCGCCGAAGCGGGTTGTTTTGATATGGATTAAGCTACATTGCCGGGGTAGGAGGCATTGTCGTATTGATAGAATGAGTCTCGATATTCTTTGGCCGTGACCTGGCATGTTCCGTCAGATTGAGGAGCAATCTCTGAAATTAACGCGCTATATCCAACGCGTGATGACTCGCAGAAAATAAGTCGTGGAGGTTCAATTGCCGGGTCATTAAGGATAACTCCGCTGAACTCAGGTTGTTCAGGAACCGTTAAATCATAATCACTGACCTTTGTAACAACCAACAAACCAGAAGCTGAACCATCCTGATATCGGATCAGTGCACGAGGATTGCTGAATTCCCAGTTAAGCTTCTCAAAAACCGAGATTGTTGTTACTCCTCCTTCGATCGACATGCCCTCTATCAACGTACTGATAGTCTTGCTTCCAGGTATATCGTCAGTGAACACGATGCGGTCACCGACGTTGTAGCAAAGAGCGTCCAGCTCTGTGGTAGTGGTATGTGTGAGTCGCTGCTGCCTGTACTTCATCAGGCGTCGCATACCTATCTGATAAGCACGGTCCTGATCCAAAACTCCGTCTAAGGTATAGTCCTCAATTTTTACAGGAGTAGGATTGCCTGGAGTCCTGCACTGCACCGTTTCCTCTGCCCATGTTGTGCCGTTGATGTATGTCACATCAACACCATCATAATCATCTGCTGATGGTGCAACAAAGGCGGTCTGGAGAGGTTCTGTCATTTCCTGTGGGCTGATTATTCCTGTCCACGTTTTAACGCCCTCCCTTGCTACAGATGCAAGCCCGTCTGTAAGGAGAAAATAGCTTTTCCCTGCGTTAGTAACCTTCTGAAGCATTTCCAGTGCAGAAACAGAATCCGTAGTGGCATAGTCGAAGAATTCGCTGTCAGGAGTCCAGTACGTCTCTTCAAGCGAGTCAATGGCCTCATGGTCCATAGCCAGACCCAGCTCATCACCAATGTGATAAAGGGCACCAGATATAGTTCTGGTTCCTCCGGTGTCATAAATACGTGTTGCAACAATATTTACCCGGCGATCAGACTGCGCAGCGAGTTTCCCTCCAGTTTCCACTGTTACCGCCATTGTTGTTACGCCAGAATACGATGATGGGCGTGACAACAAACGTCCTCGCAATGACTGCCAGTACATGTTATCTCGTGAGTTACCTTCACCCTGCTCATTCGTCCTTCTGCAACGCACTTCAACCAGCCCAGGCGCTCCAAGTGTTACACGCTCAGTAAATCCAAGCCCGTTAATGTTTTTCATGTTGTACGAGCCGGTTTTGCTTGTCCATCCAGAACCAGAGCCATAGACTCGGTACTGAATTTCCCACGTTACAGTTCTGTTCTTTTTGCTACCACTGTCTTTGTATCCGCAGATACCGTTTGGGAAGAAGAAATTAACCTCGAACATATCGACGGTTTCATTCTCTGGACAAGCAAGAAATGGCCCCATCCATGAGTCGTTTTCATTCAGACTGTTTGCATCAAAATCAAGCACAGTACGAGGAGAGAATCCAGGCCATGACGGGTCTTCCACTCCATCTACCATACGTTCTAATGTCACCGTACCAGCATCAACATCGAGTATTTTGTACTCACTTCCAGCATGTGAAATGGAAAGACGTACATATCCCTCAGGAATCCCCGTAAACGCTGTTCCTGTGGAGCTGTCGTATGCCAGCGTGATTGATGCCGTTATCACATCCTCGCCTGGTGGCTCAGAATGAGGTATGTATTCTGAGATGAATAGTTGATAGTCGACGCTGTTGTACCAGAGAGTTACAGGCATGCCTACGTAGGGTGCAATCTCTTCAAGTGCATCACTGGTAATTCTGCTGTAAGGACCATCATTCGTTACGACATATGAATCTGGAACTATTACTTCGACAATTGCACCAACAACCCACGAATCAGGTAGAGTGTCGGTTGTGGTTCCCTCTTCATTGCTAAGTCCATTAAAAGTAATAGTTGTTCCAGAAACAGTTAAAGACTGAGCAACAATATCATCTGAATCTGGGGCTGTTTGAGCCATATCCAGGCCTGAGCCAGATGCTGTGCCGCCGACCTCTGTGGAGTTGAACCAGTTCTCAGTCCTGCGGTCCCCACTGACGTCTGCGCCTGGTTCGTACTTGGTATAGCTAAATCCATCATCCAGAGATGTCGACGGTGTTGAGCCAACCCTGATGTCTCCGTTACCGAATGAGAATCTTCCTCGACCCAGAACAACGAACATCTCTACTGTCATTACAGTTGGGTCATCAGGGGAAAATCTGGATACTGGCTGCACAGCATAATCAGGGTAAATGCGGCTACGGCCAAAAAGCTCTCTAATCGGATCTCCAAGCTTTGCGTTGTTTGCTTTTGCCGGATTTACGTCAAGAGGGTTACCTGTTCCTGATGAATAACCTCCAAGGTCTCCAATACCAGGGGCGAAGAACAGAGCGTATGCTACGGAAGCAACAGACACAGCCACTGCAATCCAGGCAATCGCTACAGCGCCATACGGGACTGGATAGATACGGACATCTCTATCAGGTTTAATAGCGTACTCAAACCATGCCTGAGGCGGTATGTTCTCTCCATCTACATCAACCGTGATCGGATGCTTCATATCAGGCTTATAGCCATGAACGTTCTTCGAAAGCCACTGATGGATGGTTACTGCGCCATGTTCATGGGTTTCGAGTGGCTCGCCAGGAAGCCGTGAGGGATAGATTCTGATTGTCACTTCCAGAACTCCACTTTGACAAATCGACGTTTGAAACGCGAGACAGGAAGGAAGGTAACGTTCATCCCTGGATTGCATTCTGCGACATGCAGTTGACCGTTAATCTCAACCACTACACCGACATGAGTAACGGTTGAGCCGGAATAACAGGCTGCTCCCGCACCAATACACGGATCGCATTTCTCCAGAGAGAGCATCAGCTTTCTGGCCTCTCTGTTTAAACCGCCGCCGTCTTTTGTTATGCCTGCAAAATCTGGCCACAGCGGCAGTCCCAGGTCTTTTCTCACCTCATTCACTATTCCGAAGCAGTCAAGTTCAGGATAAGTGCGACCGCCCTTCTGCCAGACGACAGAAAGGTATTTATCAGGATTGAACATTGTTGCTCCTTAACTCATGTAGCGGAGTCCGGGGTAATACGGGAGAGTGTATCGGTGGCGCGGCCATGCGGTATCAAGAACGTTCATATATCCGGCAGTAAGTTGAGCCTGCGTGGATGTCCAATATCCGTTTTTAATAGCCAGCGTATAAGGTACAGATGCCGGTGCGCTAAGGTCAGTGGAAACATAGTTACGATAGGTAAGGTATGCCTCTGAAAGGTCATCCAAAGCATTTCTTATGGCAGTTGAAGTTGTGCCGTCTATGTTATCAATGGCAAACTGCAAATCCTGTGTTCCATCGCTGTTTCTTGCTGGAAGCGCTATATCAATAGCCGCAGCCTGAAAGGTTACCACCTCTCCACTTTCGGTTGTTGCGGTAATGTCATCGAAGCCTTTGCAAAGGTAATAAACACCTGTACCGATGTTTATTTGCAGGGTTTCGATTCTCACTTCTTCTCCTGATGAGGCATACAGCCGATTTAGAATCGTCATGGCTCAGGCCACTCCCTGTTAAGTGCAATATCAATGATGCTGCTGTTGATAATGTAATCAGGGAAATCAGCCCATCCAGGTGCAAGAACTGGCCTTTCCCACAGCTCTAACGTGGCTGTATAGCGCCAGTAGTTTCCACCTTCAATTGTTGGCCCCTCATAGATATCCACGAAGCGACAGACATTCATATCGATATTGCCTAGGGGAGTTCTTAGTGGCATGTTGAACCAGCAGGCACCATCAATGATGGTATCTCTATACCATGCTTCAAAAAGCTCAGCCTGAAGGTCGTTAAAGAGCCATGCCACCGATGCCTG